GGGCCCTTACCGTCTGAGTCATCCTGAAGATGAACGTCCTTTTGAAAGTCAACAGATGCCACGCCATTATTAGCGCAATACTGCTTTACTTTGCTTGATAGTGATGCCATAGTTTATCTCCTTTGTTGTTATATTTAGCAGATATATGCTAAAATTCTAGTTAATTTTATTCTATTAATTTGTATCCTTGAAATATTTCTGTGTTTAAAGTATCAAGATTTGAGCCAGTATTTTGATAAGCATACACCTCTATATAATCACTAGCTGATAAGTCTAATAATTTTGAAATTTGTATTGAGCCGTAGTGGTCATGAAAACCTTGTATAGTTGGATCAACAGCCGTTCCATTTTTATAAATAGCAATTCTTTGTTCATTAAAATCTGTGGCCAAAGAAGTTTGCCAACTTGAATAGAAAAAATATTTACCAGCTTTACCAGATGGTACTGTAAATTTATCAGAAGCAAACGCACTATCACTATCAAAAACTTCTGTACCAAAAGATAATTTAGTCCAAGTAGCAGTTGAAATAGTTTTTGCTCCATTAGATTTTACAGAAAAATTTGGAGTGTTAACTAGTCCAGCGCCCGCTAAAGTAGCAGAACCTGTCCCTCCAGAAGCTACTGGAATCGTTGGTGCTATTAAATTTGTTCCATCTATTTTACTTAATGCCATAATCTATGCTCCTATTAATTTATGTCCACCAAAAACTGTATTAATTGTGTTTTTAGTATCTATTGAACCACCGGTTGATTGAAAAGCAGTAACAGTTACTGCATCTCCAACACTTAAATCTGCATACCCACTTGCTTGAGATGAATCTTCGTCATCATTTTGACAGTTGTAAGAAGCTATTGAACTACCATTTACTTTAATATCAGTAGCTAATCTAGTTGAGTTAGTTGTAGTATTAACCCTATATGCTGCATAAAAAAAATATTTTCCCGCAGCGCCACTAGGAACTGTAAAAGTCGTAGATGACATTGCACTATCTGTATCAAAAACTGTTGTACCAAAACTTAATGTAACAGATGTATTATGTGCTATTGCTTGAGCTGATGTTTGTGTTACAAAAAAAGCTGGAGTGTTTTTTAAACCAGCAGCATTAGGTGTAACAACCCCAGCACCATCACTCGTCATGATGTCGTTGTTGTTAAAATCTTTATATTCGTTTACTTTAATAATTGATCCCATTATGCTCCCATTAACGCTTTAATTTCATCGTCGTCTAAACCTAAGTCTTTTAACTTTTGTTTACCAGATGCTTTTTTAATTTTTTTATTTTCTTCCATAGTTTTTAATTCATCTTGTTTTGCAATATTTTGTTTTTCTTCTTCTTCTCTTGCCAATATTTCAGCGGCAGTCATTTCAATTTTTTTACCATCAACAATTTTATGCATTATTTACTCCCTAACAATTTAAAACTTCCACTTTCAATAGTTCCTGATGCAAAAGCAAATTTAATATTTGTCCAAGCTGATGTAGCTCCAGCATACTGAAAACTAGCATAATTCCCATTTAATTTATTGGTATATGTTTCACTTGCAGACATAAAGACTCCTCCTTTATTAACTGCTGTATTAGTACGAACTCCACCTAAATACATAACTCCAGAAACTCCAAATTCTCCAGTATCTGATCCAACTTGGTATCTTGTTAATTGAATAGAAGATTGACCATTTGCACCATAAAAATCTTCACCATCATCATCTTCAAAACCTTTTACAGTAAAATTATAACTAGCAGACGCATAACTTGATCCACTATCAGTAGATACAGTTAAATAATAATGTTGTTGGTCTGAAGCTGGAATAACATTTTCCATTAAAATCATAAAATGTTTATAAGATGCGCTTAATGAAAATGCTACAGAATCACTACTTGAAGCTGTAGTTTCACTTAATGTGTCAAAAGCTAAACCACTTGAAAGAACACCTGTACCTAAAGCAAAAGTCTCTCCCGATGTACCAAGAGTCACTGTTCCTGATCCAGATATCGATTGTATGTTTGTTGTTTTAAGTGTTCCCATAATTATTCCGTCATTTTAAATATGTTCATTGATGCTTGTCCACTTTCAACTCTAGGTGTTCCAGATGTTGAATCTATGTAGACATAACCTTCAATATAATCACTTGAACCATTAAGTTGAACAACTGTGCTAGTATTTACTTGATCGTTGTAATTTATACCAACAGTATCCCAATCTCTTGTTGCTACTGCACCAGGAGCAGATGAGCCATTTTTATAAATACTTGCAATTATTTTATCAGTTGCATTATCTGATTGTGCTCCTGTTCCAACATTTAATGATACATAATAATATCCAGATGTTTGAGGAGTAAATCTATAATTACTAGAATTATCAAAAGCATTTGCACTATCTACATTTTCTACGTTAAATTCTATTTTTGTGTGTGTTGCGTCAGTTAAATTTTGATCTCCATTTCTATACACACTACAATATGGTGCAGTTGTTCCACCAAACCCTGTCGCAGTTCCAGAGTTAGTTATTGTTGCACCACTAGGAATAGTTATCGTATCTCCTGAAGAGCCTATCTCTAAAGCTGTTCCTGATTGCGGGTCTAATTTATCTACAAATAATGTTGCCATATTATACTACCGTTAATGTTCCATTTACTGTGACTGTTCCTGTAAAACTTACTGGACCACAAAGCATCATATTATCTGTTGCATCAATAGTTAATGCTGTTGATACAGTTGCTTTGTTTTCATAGCCACCGTTGATTGATTTTATCATTCCGAATTCAATTGAATTTTCTCCAGGTGTAGTCGTACCTACAGCTTTACCTTGGTATACTACATAAACGTTATTAGTTCCTAAAGGAGGAGCTGCGGTAAAAACTAAACTAGTTCCACCTGTTACTGAATAAGCTGAAAACGGATCCTGACGGACGTTTCCAACGTAAACTTCAATTTCGTTAACGTTTCCTACAGATTGTGAAAGTGTAAAAGTTGTATTAGAATTATCGCCGCTGTACTGCGAAGAGTTCATGGTCAATAAATTATTTTTTGGTCTATTTCCTAAATACGCCATGAATTCTCCTATGTACTTATATCATCTACTGCGCCTACTACTGTATCTAAAGATGACGCTGTATCTGATTTGACATACAGTTGATCTCCAGAAGCAAGAACAATCTTACTGCCCCCATCGATTAATTCTAATGATCCGCCACTTACGATTGGCGCATTTTTAATTAGATAGTAATTAGAGCCACCTCTTTCGATATAAGCTTCTACTGTTATTGTTGATGTTAAAACGTTTGCCATTCTCACACTAATTAAACAGTCAATACTATTAGTAGCACCACCTAAAGCGTCTACTGCTGCTGTTCCTGTTAATCTTGTAATGTAATTTTTAAAATTCTGTGCCATAATTTCCTTATACTAGAGGGCAATCGACATTGCAATCACAAATCCTGAGCTTACTCCACTGGATGTTGCCCATTCGGGAGCCGTTCCTCCTGAATTCATTTGTAATACCTGAAGTGCTGATCCTTTCGCTAATCTAGCTGGAGTATTATTTGCTGATGCATATAAAATATCTCCGGCTGTTGTTAATGTCATATCCGTAGTTTTAGATGCTGGTAAAGTACAAAATACGTTTAAAGTACCCCCACCAAAACTAACTAAATTATCTGAGTTAGAACTTGTAATCGCAGTTCTAGAAAGAGTATCCGGAGTTGAATCAGTTACTGTACCAGTTCCGACTTCCCAATTAGCAGTTCCTTCTTCATGAATTGCATAATAAGTTGTGTTTCCTGTTCCAACACCAGCAACAAAAGTATCCCAACCTGTTACTGCTCCTGCTAAATTTAAAGTTCCAGTTCCTGATGTAGTACTGGTTTCTCTAACCCTGTCATTTAAAACTAAAGCCATTTTTTATCTCCTATTACGCCATGCTTAAAATAGCATCACCTGGTGTGGATGGATCAGGAAAAGTAATTTTAAATGTACCATTCGTACAAGTTTTATTTCCTCCAAAATCTAACACAACAACTAATCTATCAGCTGTACTGTCTACAGTTGAACTATTATAAATTACTCCATAAGCTGCAGTAAAAGTAGCAGAAGTCCATTCTGTATCTGCAAAGTCAACGGAAGCTACTGCTGTTGAACTTGCTACTGCTTGTGAAGTTAAAGTATTTCCACCTGTAGAGTATCCAGTTCCAGATGTACCTACTTGGTTAGCAGTTCCTGAAGTGTAAACTGTTGAAGCAGTAGAATACGGTGCACCAGATCCAGCTGTATACAAAGCTAATTTAAAAGTGTTTCCTCCAGACGCAAAATCATGATGCGCTGAAAATAAAGAACCTCTAAAAGAGTTAGGTATTACGTTTGCCATATTTATTTATCTCCTTAATAATCTGATGGACTTGGTGATTTAAGAGGTGTACGAATAACTCCATCTTGGAATTCGTCCCTACGTCTTCGACCTTGTTGTTCGATCGCATACGTTTGTAAAGCATCATTAAATTGCTGCTGATAGTATTGTACCATATCTGCAGGTCCTTTCAAGTACCCATATGTATTTATCAAACATCCATATAAAAGTAAATCTTGATATTTATTAGATAGATAAGTTCCGTTTGTGGATGCTGGGGATCCAATAGGGTTTGTACTATCTGTGATGCTAAATGGTTGTTTAATATAAGCCATAGTAATCTCATAAGCAGCATTAGGAGTAGGTGCGACAACCCAATATTCAGAGTCCCAATTAGCATAATATTTAGGAATTCCAGACTGAACTGAAGGTCTATCATAATAAGTGGCCATGTATGAGGTATCTTTTTTCTCTAAAAAGCTTTGAACATTTGGTGTAACAGTTGTGTCTAATAATTGAATATATCTAATAATTCTTAAATCATCCGGAATAGTTACATATCTATTACCAATAACTAAGTTTGAAGTAGCATAAAATCTATTGTCATCATTATCTGCTGATCTATATATTTTATTTTCAGCATTTTTAATAATTGGATTTAAAACAGCACTTGTTAATACCGTGCTACTAACTTCTGTGTAGTTTCTAATATCGTCTTCTAGGTTTGCTAAAGTATATGCCATAATTATCTCGGATACTGATTAGTTTGATTTGGTGGTCCACCAAAAACAAATGCTCCGCCTCCTGTTGCTGTTGAAGTTGCTGCATTAACTAAAGCTAAAGTAAAATAATTACTTACAGTTCTAGTTGATGGTTCTCCAGGATATGGAACAGTTTCAGTAACTCTTGTTATTATATACGATCCATAAACTTTGTCACCTGAAGAATGAGCTACCGCTGTTGTAGAAGAAGGTGTATTGCCTCTTGTTGGAGAAGCTGTTCCTCTTGTACATCCAGTTAAATCGTTTCCTGCTTTACCTGTGTATTGAATGGTTTCACTATTATATAATCCTGTATCAGCATTAATAGATTGAATTACAAAATATCCTGAAGTTGGAAAGTATGTTGCATCTGTTAAAGTAATTGTTGTTGCATTTGCAGTTACATCCCCATTTAAAGTTGTATCTAATTCTAAAGCTGTAATTGGAACACCGCCCACGGCTTCTTTAACTTCGGTAAATCTAACAGCATCACCTGTTTGTCTTTCATTATCTTGTTGATAAACTCTTAAAGTTGTACTTGCATTCGTTGTAGAAAATGGAACATTGTCTAAAGGACTTGCAGTTGGTACTGAAGGACTTCTTGGTCTTGCATGTTGTAAAGCTTGTGCATCTGCACCATGTGGTCTTGGATCGACTTGTGGTTGTTTAGGTTCATATTCTGAAATATGAACTCTTGCACCTGTCCATTCTTTAACCATTTCTAAATATGGAAAAGCCATACCAGATCTATCTGAAATAAATTGTGCGTATTTACCTCTAGAAAATTTTGCCATTACGTCCCCGGATAATATGTTTTAGGTGCTATGTAAGTACTAGAAGGTGAACCATCTTCTTGTAAAGCTCTTTGTAGTTCATCTTCATAAAATAATTTTAATTGTTGTACTCTATCGAGAGCCCATTTTTGTGCAAGATAAAAAGCTAGACCTGCAACCATTGCTGGTACAAATCTATATGGCACATCGCCAACATTAGTGTAAGCTCCTGCATCTTTAACTCTACTAATGTAATATAAGTTTATATAATTAGAAGCTGCTGTTGAATCTGGTGTTGGATAAACTGTAATTGTAGTTTTATCTATGAATCTTTGAACCCAATATTGTGAAGGAGTTCCTTTAGCAGCTTTATTTGAAAAAGCAGCATATGTTGATCTATCAACTTTTGTTAAAGGTGAGTCTGATTGATCTGTTGATGCAGTAGGTGTTGAATAGTTTGTTCTATAACTTGCTTCAGTTATATCTGAGAAACCATATAATCCATTAGTTGGAGAAGTGGTAGCACTTGTACCATCATCAGATGATCTATAGAAAATATATTCAGATTGTCCTTCAACTAAATCTAAATTAGTGTTTCCAACTTCCCAATAATGAATTCCTCTATTTCCCCATTCTTGAAATAGAATGTTTAAAGATCTTCTAGCTGCTTTTAATTGATAACCGGTAACATTTTGTTGACCGCATCTCTCGTAAGCATCTTCGATGACTTCGTCAATTGAAAAGGTAGATTCAAAAGTGGCCGTTGTTGAAATTGCCATTTAATCTCCTATCCGTCGTAAAATACTGTCAATCCTGTTGGACTAGTTCCTGTTATTTGAAAGTATGCTCCATCAGAAAACATAACTCCATTATCTGGAATAAATGGATCGATAGTATCAGCTTTCATATCTAATGTTAATTGAGTAAGTCCGCTAGTAGAAGTATTTTTAAAATACATAATTCCAGCTCCAGCACCTACACCAGTCATTCCTCTAATTCTAGTTCTTCCAGAATGAAAAGTTCCGCTTGTGGCACCACCTTTTATACCTGCTGAAATATCCGTTGTAATAGATCCACTTGCTGTAATACTTGTGACGCTTTTCCATGTTCCAGCTACAGTTACTGTTAAACCTGCTCCTGGTCCAGTAGTTGCGGCACTTGTTTGTGCATCTCCATTAGCATCTGTTCCAACTACCGTAAAAGTAATACCTGTGTTATTAGCACTAGAAGTTAAAGTAACCTGTTGAGCATTTGCCCACGGACCATTATCTAGTAATACTAAAGTTGTTGCAGTGCCAGAAACTGATATTGCATCAGTGTCAGTTACAAAAGTAAATCGTTGTGACTTTATACTTGTTACATTTGGCATTTATTATCTCCTATTAAACCTAGGCTCCCGAAGGAGCCCAGATTAATATTATTATCTTTGTTGTACTATTTTAACCCAGTCCGTCGCTAAATGATTAGCGTTCGTACCTTTACTTTCAACAAAAATTTTTAGCTCTAATGCAATGTCATCGGGAACAGTTGTTGCTGCTTGTGTTCCGACACATTTACCATCTAAAAATAATTTATACTGTGCTGAACTTTGATTCATCTCAGTACCTGCAGGTTGAAAATGAAAACCTAATCTAACAGAGTTAGTAGGCATTGCAAATGTAGTTGCAGTTTGAGTTGGAACAGTAGAGTCTTGCATCACATAAGTACTTCCAGCTGCACTATCTTTCATATCAAAAGATGTACCAGCACTATTTTTTCTAGATAAGAATTGAATGCTAGTTGTGTCTTCTAAGTGAGAAAATCCAATACAATCTGTTGGTACCGCTACTGGATTAACAAATGCAGTGTCAGCAAAACCAACAAAGAAATTGTAGTCACTAACATCAGTAATAGCGATTCTAGTTTCATACCACCATTGCTTGCCTGAATTGTACTGCCATACTTCTTTACTAGAAATACCGTTTTCTTCTCCAGCTCCTGGAGCATCATCTCCAATTCTTAGCCAGCCACCTGCATATTGAGCCAGCATAAATTCTGAACCCCCTGCAGCTGTTACATCCCAATCCTCATCGTTGAATTGTAAAAAGTCGTTTTGATAAGCAACTTCTTCTGCATCTCCACCCGTGATCAAGGGTTGTTTGATTCCACTAAACAGTGATGTAGCTCCCTGTTTACCTCTAACGTTTGTTACGCCAGTTGAAAAGTGTGTTGTCATATAATCAGCGCCTCCTCGCGCCAGTTATTCTTACTAAGAAAAGAATAACCAATTTATGATTTAATTATCTTAGTGGGGTATTTATATAGTAGTTTTAAGTAGAGCGCAAGAGGGTGTGTAAGAAATATGAATTTCAACGATGTGGCGTTTTATTTAAGTAGCCACAGATACTTGGGCAGCAGCATTTTCGATTGCATTTTGTCTATTAGCAATCTTAGATTCTTCGAGTTTAATCTGATTAATAACGTCTCTAATTGCGCTATCAATTCTGACCATATCCAGAGTATATTTACCTTCTTGCTCATACTCCAGTTGCCACCTCAACTCCAAGGACCTCTTTTGTTTGTACAGGTCTTGTACCATCTATAACCTCCTCATAGGTTATTCTATTTATCTTGGGATCATTCATTTCTCCAAGATACTCCCACTTTATACTCTTATCTCCTAGTTTGTCAACTATTGAATTTTCAATAGATTCAACACTATCCTCCGCTAATACTTCAAATGTAGCGTGATATTTATAAGCGTATATTTTTACTAGGAATTTTTTCATTTTCTCACCATTTATTAATTAAATGTGGCGGTTTTAAGGCCGCCACATAAATAAAGTTAATTACGCACCTTGAACGCCGAAGATACCTCTAGGGTCTGATACGCCAAAAACGTATCTTTCTCTAGCTTTGTATCTAACGTTGCCAGTATCGAAATCACCTTCCATTGCAGTTGTTAATGGAGCTCTGTTAAAATACTTCATTCCATTAGGTACATCTGTCATCAAATACCAAGAATCACTATCAGTTAGGTAATTGTTCACTCTATAACCTTGAGGAACCATTCCCATTGATACGATTGCATTGATATCGTTGTCAGCTGTTCCAGTTCTACCTTGAGACTTCATAAGTCTGTCAGCGTTAAACTGGTTCTCTGAAGGAACGATCATTTTAACTGCTCTCGCTGCAACTCTAAGACCTCTTTCATCAGTCATCCCTGCGATATCTATTAGGGCTTGTTCTAATGAAGTTTCGTTAAGATCCGCCTGTGTAGCAAGTGTATTTGCGAATGTACCTGCTATCGTTGGGTGAGCTGTACTAAAAAGTGCAACACCATCACCTGAATTATAAGTAGCCGTTTGAGGCAACCCATTAATTAGAGGTTCTACTGCTTTCACTTGTTTAGCATTACTCATAGATCTTGCTAAAGCTTTTGTATATCTAGAAGCTAGTCTATCGTAAAGATTGTCTTCGATAGCTTCTTCTGTGATTGCAAATGCTAAAGCTACAGTCTCCATAGTGTAACGAGCTGTAAAAGTTTCTTGCGCAGAATCAAATGCGACTCCAGCACCTTCACCTTTTACTTGTGCGTTTGCGAAACCAGATAACATTACTTCCTCTTCGAAAGCTCTGTCACTTGATTCCTCGACATAAATCTCAGCATGCTGATTTTCATATCTTTTGTATTCCAGACCGAATAGTGCATTCAGACCTGGTTCTAGTTCTTTAACTAGTTGCGAACGTGATATTGCCATGTCTATATACTCCTATTATGGTACTAACCTGTTTGTGTTCATAGATACAACAACAGATGAGAAATTTGCCGTGTTATCGGCATTTTCTGAATCGTCTGCTGAACCATATAAACGCACGCAGTTATCATCGGCATGTGTGGATAAAATAGTAACTGAACCAGTTGATCTACCAGTTGTGTCATCTCCCGTAGAAGTAACACCAAAAGTAGCTAGTACGTTAGCTTGAACCCACGACGTAGCCGCAGCTGCGACAAGTCTCTGGAAAGGATTGTCCATTACAAAGGCAGTTATATCTTCTGAGTTTGCTGGAGTGATTGGTTGAATGTATGCATTCGCCCAAGTTGGTTTAAGAGTAGTAGTAGCATTGTAAAAAATACCATTTAATACTCCTAACAACTCACTCGTTGTTGCAGTTCCTGCTGAATCAATATATCCAGTAGCACCTGCTTCAGAGATAACAAACGAACCTTGATAGATAGACGTTCCATGGGCAGCGTCGATTTTATACTTGTGCTGATTCTTGATCGCTTGACCAGTTAAAGAATCTGCAGGTAAGAAACCGAAGCCTTGTGTGTTTCTATTTGCCATAGTTTTTCTCCTATTTCCATAGTTTGTTAATTTAATTCAGTGATAGGGAATTGGTTGTTATCCCGAGAATTCCTAAATTAGGATTTCTTTGTACCACCGAAGCTTACACGAGATTGCCTTTGAGCGTCAATAGGCATTCTCTTATCTTGCTCCTTCATTAAATCGTTCGTTATAGCTTCGTTTCGGTCTTCATGTTTTCTCGCCATGTAGTCCTGACGTTGCTGCGCGATCTCGTTAGGTACCTTTGCAAGCAAAAGGCCACCAACCCCAACCACTCCCTTGTATTTGCCATCTTCGACAACAGGATAGTCAGATGAGTTTTCAATGTCTTCAGATCTTACTAATTCATAACCTTCTCTAATACGTCCAGTTATATTTTTAGTATCCTGAAAACCGATACTCTCTGCTCTTATCCATCTATACCTGAATCCATCAGGTGCAGGGGGTGCATCTAGAGATGATGGTGGAACCCACTCTTTTGGCCTTTCAGATTTTGACCGAGTTTGGTTCGCACGAGAAGTTTTTTTGTCTTTTTCCATTACGCCTCCTTCGTGTTTTTAAGTTGTTTTGCGTACTCTTCAAGTGGCACTCCTAATTTTTTAGCGATATGCACCTGTGAGGAAGTGAGTCTCACAGTTTTGCGACCAGGTTTTACGCTTCTATTAGCTGAAGCGACCGTCTGAACGGGCGTGGTCGATTGCTTTTGTCCACTATTATCAAATTTACTGCCAAAGTCAACTCTAATTCTTTTGTCAACTTCAGAATAATATTCATCTGATTGTGGGTCAAAGCCTTCATTTACAAGGTCCTTATGTATTTCAAACGCTGTAAATGTCATAGCTCTATTTTGACCAAACCAAGGATTTCTAGCAGCCCAATCTTCAGCTTTAGGATCCGGTGTTGGTAATTGTTGAGGAGTCTCTTGGGGTAATCTACCGCCATCAGAGAGCTGTACAGGTTTCTCTGCCTGTTTTACTTCTCTACCTTCTTTTGCTTCCGTCAGTTTTGCATTCTCAAATGCGAGTGTTGCAATTCTTTTGTTAGCTTCAACTTGAGCTTCAGCATTACCTGATTCAATTGCTGCAGCTAATTCTTTTTGTGCAGCTTCTAAACCAGCATTAATACTTGTCTCAAATTTTTTAACATATTGAGCATCAGTTCTTTCAAACCTTTGCTGTAATGATTTTCTAGATTCTTCTACACCTCGGGCATAATCTAAAGCAGCTTGTTCCCTTCTTTCTGCTTCTCTCATTTTTCTAGTTAATTTAGAAATACGAGCTTGAACACCTTTACTGTAGTCTTCTAGAGTTTGATCGTCTTGTTTCTGTTCCTTTTTTATTTCTTTAACTGTTTCTTCTTGTTTCGTTTCTACTGTTTCTTCTTTCGGCGCTTCAGTTGTATTTACAACTTCTTCGGCTTTTTCCTCTGGTAAAGATACATCTACTTCAGGACCTGAAGTATCAACATCCACCTTTGGATCTTCTTTTGTAATCGGATTTTTATCCGGCATAGTTTCCTCCTATGTATTAGTATTGATGCAAGATATCCTCTGGATTCTTGATTGTTGCTAAAACTTCGTCATCATTAAGAAGACGAACTTCTCCACCCTCAATCTGTATTCTTGATCCCGCATAACGCGCGAACATTACCCAGTCTTTGACCTTGCACCATGGACCATCAGGATATCTCTCCTTATCCCTATAACAATCTGGACCCATAGCTAATACTAGACCACATTGAGAAGCAACTTGTTGTCGCTCTAATGTGCCTTCGGTCATTACTATTCCCCCTTTAGTTTTCTCTTTCATTTTAAAAGGTAAAACTAACATTCTCCAACCTGTTGGTTGGGGTAATTTTGTTGCCTCTTCGTTGGCTAAATCTTTTTCTACTGGTTTTACTGGTTCTGGTTTTTTAACACCAACTAATTCTTTATTCGGTATGTGTATTTTTGGTGTTGATATCGATGACTGTTCCTTCATTTTTCTCCTTCGAGTTAAGCAGGCTTGAAAGTTCCTGGCGCACTGATTCCAGTGCATTAATTTGTCCTATAATATACTTATAATTTTCCATACTGTCAACACTTCCAGACGTAACTGTTATGGATAACTGTTCAGTTCTAGTTCTTATAAACTTTATTAATTTTGTTATTACTGTCTCTAAATTCATCTAAATTTTAACACCGATAGCTCGTAAACAACTTTGACATCCTTTAACAAAGTATTTATGAACTCCACAGTGACCCACTATGGGTGCAACCGTTTCTTTTAAAACGATTGGTTTCTCCTCTTTTTTCCTAAATAGGAAATTCCACAATTTTTTAAACATTATTCCCCAAAAATATTGCCGCTTTTTTTAATATTTTTTAAAGCTTTATCAATAGCTGGATACTTTCCTTTTTTAGGAAGTTTTCCTTTTTTAGCATCTTTAAATATTTTTGCAGATTCTTTATTTCTTTTCCAAGTCTTATAAGCTTTTCCAAATCCCCTAAGTGCTGCACCTATTCCAGCCATTATGAAGCTCTCTTTCTAGCCATTTTTCTAAATGTCTTTGCAAGGTTATATCTTCTTGATCCTTTGGGACAAGTCTTGCTTCCAAATTTTTTACCAGTACAAGGTTTATCTTTTCTCATACCTTTTACAGCATCTTGAATCCAGCCACCTGATTTAGCACCAACTCTAACCGGTAATCCACCACTTGGATAACCATAAGAATTAGCACCTAACTGAAGTTTAACTCCAGGGGCTCTTTTATCTTTTAAATAGCTGTTCATTATTTTTTCTTTTTAGGTCTTAATCTTAGTTTGCCGTCTTTGATAACGACATCAGACTCTATAAATTTTTTAAATTTTGGTGATTTTCTTTTACCAACTTCCATACCACCAACTACTCCACCTATTGTTGCTGCTCCCGCGCCTATAACTTTCCTGTTATAACTCTTTCTTCTTTTCTCTCTAGCGTCTGCAATATTTTCATATTTTGTATCTATTGCATGTCTTCTTTTAATAGATTCAGAAGTGATTTTTTTGTATGGGTCTTGCGACACTCCCAATATTTTAGCTCTATCTTTAAAGGGTTGATTATCTTTAAAAGCTCTATCAGTATCTTTTCTTTTTCGAGTTAAATTCTTTGCTATTGGAACAGATTTAATTGCTTTACCGTCTCCTTTTTTAGCTAAAGCTTTTCCAAATCCTCTTAATGCTGCTCCTACTACTCCCATTACTTCCAGCCTTTTTTAGCAATTTTAGGTCTGCCTGTTTTTAAAAGATGTTTTTTAATTCTCTCTCTTTGTTCAGGAGTTAATTTTCTTGAAGGTAGTTTGGGAAATGGACGTTGTAGTTTTTTTCTTAACTCTTCTTTTCTTTTAGGATCAGTTATTTCTCCAACAATTCTTTTCTTTTCGTCTTTTAAATTTCTTTTACCTTTTTTAGTATATGCTTTTTCAGCATCTACTCTTCCAAGTTCTTCTAGACGATTTTCTCTTCTAGTATTTCCTCTCCATTTTCTTAATGGCATAATAATCCTTACTTATTAATTTTTTGATTTGGACGCTTGCCCCATTTTCCATAAGACTCGTCTCTTCTATCCTTCATAGACTGCTTCTTAGAAGATTCTTTACCTCTTCTCATTCCTAAAGATTCATCTTCTCTATCTTTGTAGCCTTGTTTTTTCTTTTTAGAAGATCCGCCTTTTCCATATGGAAATCTGACATTTGATCTAACACCGTTTTGTCTCATATTTTTCTCCTAGTTAAGTTTATTATAACTCATCTTGTTAGACAAGTCTATTTTTTTCCATTCCTAAATATTTGCGTACCCTTAATACCAAAAATACTCGCGCAGACAAGAATCCACAAATTTGTAAACCAGGTCGGCAGTGACTGGAAATGTTCGAAGAAAGTTTTTATCTTCTCCATAGCCGCCGGATCGTCCGACCAGACCCCCCAAGCGAGCACCAAAATGGGCAGTGTAAGAATC